ATGAACAAGGCAGTGGATTATGATTTAAAACCTTTTTGGATGGATCTAACGGATCAAATGCGTTCATATTCAGGGGCTAATCGTAGACCTAGTTTTACAAGTGGTTATAGTGAAAAGATGACTACAAAAAGAAGAAAATTATTTGAAGAAGTTTTACGAGGTAATTTAACATTGGATGATTTAGGGTTTCCTAAATTTAACAAAGGAGGCGTAGTCAAAGGCTATGCAGCTGGTGGTATAGGTAGACTAGGATTAAAGCTACTTCAAAAACTAGCTAAAAAATTATCAAAGAAAGAAATGCAAATGCTCATGGGAACTCAATTTAAAGGGACTAAACCTTTGATGTCACCAAAGCATACACGACAAAGGAGATTAGCAAAATATCTTGATGAAAAATACGGAAAAGAAACCACGTGGCCTTATGTAAAATCCGAGGTCCCAGGACCTAAATCTTCGCTACAAAGACAGCAAGAAAAAGGATACTGGGATCATGCCGAATTCTGGCCATACAAAGGAATGAGCGATTAATGGTACTTCCTGCTATTTCGCGTAGACTTTTTTTAAAGGGCTTAGGTGCGCTTGCTGGTAAAGCTGCGTTACCTAAAGGTGTTACTAAAGTACTCAGCGAAGTTGGAGAAAAAAGCGTAGACTACGCACCACCGTGGGCAAATGCAATGCTTAATACCCTACAACGAACACCATTACATGGATCTAATTTTAATTTTGCTAAATTAGCAAACGGTGCGCAGGTTGCTAAAATGGGATCTAAAACTAAAAAGATTTATGGTGGAGAAGCAAAAGAAACTTATTTTAAAGTTAAGACTGGTGCTAATGTAGCGTCATACTCTACACATTCCCAGAGGGTATATCCACAACGTGCTTGGGATGATATCGTTGTAACGGAGGAACCAGGACAAACTTCCATAACATGGAAAAACAAAGAATATGATCACGGTAATGACCAACATATAGTTATAGACCATAAAAACAAAGAAACACGCTTCGTTGATGATAACTGGAGTATGGATGCTGGAGGTGAAGATATCGTAAAAGATGACTGGATTGAATTCCCAATAGAAACAAATAAAACAGCACTAGAAAGAAAAGAAGGTTTATTTAAAGGTGATGTGGATGACTATATGGTGGATTACCAATCAGTTAATGATATGGATGATTGGTATCAAGATATGTTTCACGAGTATGTTGACTCATTTTCTCCTTCTGGTAATATGTTCGGAACAGTTGAAAAAGCGACAGCGAAAGTAAAAAAAGAAAAGTTAATTAAAGAAATGAGTGAAATGGATTGGGAAGAACAGTTTAGACAAGGGAGTCTACATAGCTTTAGTAAAGGGGGAATTATGAAAGATGTTGTACCACCATTAGACGGCTACGCAGCTGGTGGTGTTGGTAAAAAGATTATACAAAAGGTTGCTCCTAAAGTTATTAATAAACTTCGTGAGTTTGCTCCGCAGATTACAGGAAAAGTTTCACAACCAAAAAAACCATTTTGGTCTGTTTTGGATGAAGATGGTTTACCCATCAAAGATTTTGATAATGAAAAATTAGCTAGAGATTTTATTAGAAATAATGAATACGCTGACATGTACACGATTGGTAAATCTACTGATCAAGCAGCAGCACCGACAGATGCACCAGCAATGTTCTTCCGTTCGCGTGAAGAAATCATACAAGGTCCTCCTATTATGGAAGGACAGCAATGGCTTAAGTTTTTAAAAGCACGTGGCATACGTGACGCAGAAATGATGGACACGTCTCTTGGACCATGGCTTAACCAAAACTTAAAGAACAAGATTTCTAAAAATGACCTTGTTAATAAATTTGATGAATCAGTACCAGATTTTGAAGTACAGCTTTTAGGAGAAGAAACATCTTTAAATGTTGATAAATTAAAAAATTCCCTTCGGGATTTGGATACAAGTGTTTTTCCTAAAGAGTCTGGATCTATTTTAAGAGTTATACAAGATGAAGTAAGAGGTTTAAATACAGAAGCACAAAAAACAGAATTTTTAAAGCGTCTTGATAATTTATTTGAAACTGGGTATGGTGTACCAAATGTTAGTAAAACTGGCATACCTTCTGATAATGTAAACGTACCTTACGAAGTTAAACAACTTATGTCGGAAATACTATCTGGTACAGGTAGAAGAGGCGTTGGATTTAAAAGTGGCGCCTATACAAGTAGATCACAATATGGTGGGCAACAAACACTAGATGGTGGTCAAAACCACCGTGAGTTTTTATTTAGTTATAAACCAAAAGGTCCACGTAAAAATGAACCAGTTTATAATTATGCACATAGCTTTGGATCAGCAAAAGGTGATAATGCTTTCATGCACGCACGTGTAAGTGACCGCGTGGATGAATACGGAAATAAATTATTATTTGTCGAAGAGTTTCAATCAGATATGCACCAGCCAATATCACGTGCTGTTCGTGAAGCAACTAAAGCTGGGAAAGAAGTTCCTAAAGAAGGTAGATATGCAGCAAGATTGGATGTTGATCAACCTAAACTTAATAAATCAAATCTTCAGCAAATGGAGCTTATTCAAAGACAGATTGACCGTTTATTAGAGACCAAACCTAATTCACCTAAACTTGCTAAATTATATGAGCAAAAGGAAATAATTAGGAATATGGAAAGAGACGCAGCTAAAAAATTAAGTAAAGAAACATCAGGAGTTCCTGAAGGACCTTTTAAAGATTCACAAGATTACATGGAATTTGCAATTAAGTACTTGATGAGAGTAGCAAAAGATGGTAATTACGACGGTGTTGCTTTTTCAACACCAGCAATTAAAAACCGTAGTCTTAGCAGAGGAAGCAAAGATTACCAAGGTAACTTAATTGCGTATGGAGATATTTTGAAGAAAGCTATTCGTAAAGCTAAATCAAAAAGTGGAGCGGATTTACTTCAAACATCTATTAAAGGTGACAACATAAGAGGTGGCTCATTTGGGGGACGATCTGAATATAACTATTATGGTGTTCCAGCATTAATGTTAAAAGGAAACGCCAAAGCTATGGAGACGATCAGTAAGGGGTTACCAGCTTATTCAAAAGGTGGAAAAGGACCGCAACCGTATGGCATCATGAAAGATGTTATACAACCACTATAAGGGGAGATAGATGGCGAAAAAGAACCAGAATAATAATATAGACAAAGCTATGGAAGCACTCCAAGGTGCTTTAGATATTGAAGCAGTCGGTCAAGAAATTCAATTACCAGAACAAGTAGTAGATTTTGAATCAGATGTAGAATTAATTGAAACACCAGATGGAGGCGCAGAGGTTAACTTTGATCCTAACGCTCCAATTGATCAATCACAAATTCCATTCGATGCGAATCTAGCAGATTACATCGACGAAACACAGTCACGCAAGTTCTCTAGTGATCTTGTGGGAGCATTCGAGGCGGATAAAGAGTCACGTAAAGATTGGGAAGATACCTATATCAAAGGACTCGATATGTTAGGCTTTAAATATGAAGACCGAACACAACCCTTCGAAGGTGCGTCAGGGGTCGTACATCCTTTGCTTGCTGAATCTGTTACTCAGTTTCAAGCTCAAGCTTACAAGGAACTCCTCCCCCCAAGCGGCCCCGTACGCACGCAAATAGTAGGCGCAGTTACGCCTGAAGTACAAGACCAGGCAGAACGTGTAAAAGAATACATGAACTATCAAATAACAAGTGTGATGAAAGAATATGATCCAGAAATGGACCAGTTATTATTCTATCTACCACTATCAGGTTCTGCATTTAAAAAAGTTTACTATGACCCAATTTTACAAAGAGCTGTTGCTAAATTTGTAACCAGTGAAGATTGCGTTGTTAATTACATGGCAACAGATCTAGAGAGTGCTGAAAGAATTACACATTGTATTAAAATGACAAACAATGAAGTTCGTAAACTTCAAGTTTCAGGATTTTATAAAGATATGGAACTACCAAGTGGTGAAGTAGATCCTTCTGAAGTAAGAGAAAAAGTTAATGAACTAGAAGGCGTACAAAAAGAATTTGCTAATGATGACGACGAACATGAAATTTTAGAAATGCATGTAAATGCAGACGTACCTGGATTTGAAGATCCTAATGGAATTAAACTTCCTTATATTGTTACTATAGATAAATACTCGCAAACTATTTTATCTATAAGAAGAAACTGGAATCAACAAGACCAGTTAATGAAGAAGATTTCTTACTTCGTACACTTTAAATTTCTCCCGGGTCTAGGCTTTTATGGCTTTGGACTAATACACATGTTAGGTGGGTTATCGCGAACAGCAACAAGTGTTTTGCGGCAGTTAATTGATGCTGGTACACTCGCTAACCTACCTGCAGGTTTTAAAGCAAGAGGAATGCGTATACGTGATCATGACGAACCTT